CTCTTGCAGGGAGCAGTATTGATAAGAAGTACAGAGGTCCAATCATTCATTTCTATAACCATATTAAGAAGCACTATGGTATAGAAGACGCATTGGCATTTAACCCTAAGACTAACGCAGGCAAGAGTTGTAAGATTATGCGTGGATTGAAGGGCACTGTTGATGTAAGTAAACTTAAAAAGCAAGTTGGACTAGATTCCAATTTCAAAATTACCTGGGGCGACGGTAGCAGAGGTAATCGTGGCACAGGAAATAGAGGTAATCTATTTGAAGAGCAACTTGAGAATGGATTGAATGATTGGATTGAAGAAGGTGATTATTCTAACAATCAATACAAAGGATTTATTGATGACTTGATTAAGTATTATGATTTGGAAGATTGTCAAGTAGTAAAAGTAGTTGCCGAGGGTGGTGAAAATAAAAAGAGACCACTGAAATATGAAAATGGAAACTGGAAGGTTGGTGATGCTGATGGATCACATTATGATATTGGATCTACCGTTACAGATCTTACACTAACAACAAAGAAAGGATCCAAAACAAATGTCATATATCTTTCCTTGAAGACTAGTGGTACAACCACCATGTCTAACTTAGGTGTAAAGAAAATTTTTACTAAAGAAGATATACAGCGTGGTTCTATTCAAACTGATGTAGGATTGAAAGTTCTAGAAACATTTGGTATCAACAACGATAGGTTTTGTAGAATTTTCAATGAAGCATACAATGGTAAAGTTAGGAGTGGTGGCAATGATCCCAGTCCGCAATTCAACAGAACACTATTGCAAGGCATGATTCGTGGTTCTATTGGATATGGATATCACTATACCCATAAGCAAGGAAGTAAGATCAAGAACTTCCCCATGACTAAGCAACTATGTGATCGTGCTACCAGGGTCAGTTCAGTAGTTGTCCATTACGGTGGTAAAACTGGCACAGGACAGCGTGTTGATATCACGGTCAAGACACCAGTCATGGAATTAAAGTTTAACATTCGTGACACAAGCGGCAGTTCGGACCCATGGCCTGATAAACTACAGTCAGCATACAAGTTCAACGGCGAAGCGGTGTTCAGCATTCCTGAGGACGGGTACTTAGACTGATGGCAAATATTAAACAGCTCAAGCACCTAGAGCACTTGGAAGATGAGATGCTGAACTACGGCGTCGAAGGGTGCAAAGCAGCAGTCTCGTTCTTGAAAGAACTCCGTAAGATGTTGGGTCATCAGGAGAGCAGTGGTTTCATGCAGACCAAGTGGGACGGTGCTCCTTCTGTTATCTGTGGCATGGATCCCCTTGCAGATATCTTCTTTGTTGGAACAAAGTCTGTCTTTAATAAAGACACACCAAAGATCTGCTATTCAGAAGAAGATGTGGATTCTATGTACGATGGAGACCTAGCAGAAAAACTCAAGTTCTCTTACAGATACTTCAGCAAACTTGGTATCAAGGGAGTTATTCAGGGAGACCTTTTATTTACATCGGACATTAGAACGGAGACGGTAGATGGCGAACGACTCTACACATTTCGACCAAACACTATTACTTATGGCATCCCTGTTAACCACGATATTGGTAAAAAAGCTGGCAGAGCAAAGATCGGAGTAGTATTCCATACTCATTATCAGGGAACAGATCTTCCTACAATGCAGGCAATGGCAGGAGCACCTGTTGATACTTACAATGATATCCCTGAAGTATTGATTGTCAGGAACGATACGCCTATGCATAAGGTTGGGTTCTCTCGTGCAGAGATGACCAAGTTTGATAATTATATCTCTAAGATCGAACGTATGTGTAAGATCTGTGGTCCTTTCCTTGATGAATTGGTGGGTGCAACTGGCACCACAGGTGATAAGAAGTTTCATATTGCATCATACCTGAAGCAGTTCTTTAACAATGAGATTAAGAATGCTCGTAGCATCGGTAATATCGATGAAGCAATGTACGCCATGTTGAATTTCTATGGCGACAAGATGGAGAAGGAACTCTCTAAGATTAAAACAGTTGCAAACCTGACTAAGAAGAGAAACCTTGTATATGGTAGTCAGAACTATGTTGTAGATAATGTCTATAAGTTTAAGACAATGCTTGCACTGTATAAGGAACTACAGGCAGTCAAGCAAATGGTTATAGATAAACTGGACCACCTGGAAGAGTTTAGAACATACGTTCAGACTGACAAAGGATATAAGGTTACGACTCCTGAGGGATATGTTCTGCATAAAGATGGCAGCATGATCAAGTTTGTTAATCGCTTGGAGTTTGCATATAACAACTTCACTCTGCAGAAGCAATGGCGTTAAATTGTAAGACTTGCTACTTTACTTTTGGTAGGTTCCAACCTCCAACGATAGGTCATGCTGAGAATTTCAAGGGTGTCAAACGTGAAGCAGGCACTCATGACTATCGTATCTACATCTCACAGACTGTAGATAAGAAGGGTAGCAATCCCTTACATCCAGAACGTAAGTTATACTACATGAATAAGATGTTCCCAGAACATCGTGGTAAAATATTTTCAGGACCAAAGCAACCTGTTGCTATCTTGCAAGATCTAATGCTAGCAGGATATAATGAGGTGGTGTTTTTGGTAGGTTCTGACAGGGTTTCTGCTATGCAGTTCCTCCATAAATACAATGGAAAAGATTTCTCATTCAGGAAGATCGAGATCAGATCTTCTGGAAGTAGAGACGCTGACGGTGATACGTTTGCCATCTCTGGAACTAAGATGAGACGTGCAGCAGCTGCTGGCGACTTTCAAAATTTCAGATTGGGTATTCCTAAAGCATTAAATGATCGTGATTGTCGTGCTCTCATGGATGAGATTGCTGCGGCGCTACCTGACAATTTCAAATGAAAGATTTTAAAAAGTTAAGAGAAGAAGCACTACGTCAGCAACAGCGACATACGGAAGTCTTCAAAGAGGGTGATGCTATCATGTCTTCACGTACAGGAGACAAAGGACACATCCACAGGGTGGGTGGCAACTATGCTATCGTAATCTCTGAAGAAGGAAATATGTTTCGCGAGTGGATTAAGAATATTAGATCTATAAATAATACGAGAAGAACGTCCCTATTAAACGATGAATTACCAGAAACCAATCAATAGCGTTAATTCAAACGATCAGTTTTCGTCTGGATTGATGGAGCAATATGGTAAGTGGATGGATGGTGATTGCTTCCAGAATACTGAAGCACCTGATCTTCATTTGTCTGAAGCAGCATTTGATGGTATGGATCCTCAGTCTCATGGTGCTGAGATTCAAGACATCACCAAGAAGAAAAAAGAAGCAAAGAAAGAAAAGTCTGTCGCTGAAGAGACTGAAGTTCTTGAGCGCGAAGAGTATGAGATTGATGGTGATACCTATGTAATCGAGAAGGCAAAAGGTCTCGATGGTAAGGCATGTTGGAAGGGATACAAACTTGCTGGTACTAAGAAGAAGGGCGGTAAGACAGTTGATAACTGTGTTAAAGCAGGTGTAGAATATGAGGGAGACGAACTAAGCGAGAAGAAACTTGATCCCGTTGGTAAGGAAGACAAGGACGTTGATAACGACGGTGATCATGACAAGTCTGACAAGTATCTCCTAGCACGTCGCAAGAAGGTCAGCAAGATTATTGCAATGAAGGGTAAAAAATGAAGACATTCAAACAACTACGTGAAGAGTGTGGATGTAAAGATAAAGAACGCAAAGCAAAGAAGAAAAAGTCTGGTAATGTAGAAGTCATGCCCACCATCAATGATGGACAAAAGGGCATGACCACTAAACCCACTAATGAGTCTGTCTTTGCTGGCAACTATGAGGGACCTTTGTATGCAAAACATCCTGATCTTGTCATTGCCGAGAAGGCAGTATCCAAAAAGCAGCAAAAATTCATGGGTATGGTCAGAGCTGCTCAAAAAGGTGAGGGGGCGTCATCGCCTGAGGTTGCCAAAGTTGCTTCCAGCATGAAGAAAAAAGATGTAAAAGACTTTGCATCTACAAAGCACAAAGGACTCCCAGAAAAAAAGAAGGCAAAGAAATAAATAGTATGGCTCATTGAGGGTCATACAATGCTCGCTTTTCTACTCCCACTCGCATCCAAAATTATTTCAGACGCTGTTGCCAAACTTCCCGATGATGAGGAACTTGGTGAGAAGCTAGTTGAGATCTGCCTACTCATTCTTAAGAAGGCAGTTACTCTAACTAAGACAGACATGGATGATAAACTGCTTGCGGTTGTCGAACAGGCAATCCAGAAGCGCGAAGAAGCTTGAGAATATAAATAAAAATTAGGAAAATTAGTTTATCAACTGGAGTACGTATCCATGTCCTTGTATAGTCGTGCTGAAACGCAAGCACAATCAATCAAAGTTCTAAACACAACTGAGAAGGCTTCCGTTAAGAAGTACGAATCTGACGGTACGCTCGTAGCACATGACGGTAACACTAATGCTACCGCTGGTGCTGAAGGTAATGCTGCTGTTGCTGCAAGAGTCATCTTCATTGATGATACTGAAGCAACTCTAGCGGAAAACAGAGAGCGTGGTCTCACTGCTCCTGGTTGGTGGTCTTATACTTCATACACCGATGCTTCTGGTGAAACTCGCCACAAGTGCGAGCACCTAGTATCCATGAAGGATGCACCTGCTAACACTGCTGACTCTGATGATGCTGTTGCTGCTGACGTAGCATCTGCAATCACTATCGCTAACGATCCTGCAGACGTTGGTGGTGCAGCAGATCCATTCACTGGCACATTCGTTGTTGCAGCAAGCGCAACTACTGGAAACCTTGTATTCCAGTGGCAGCGTCAGACTGCATCTGGCACTCGCTGGACCAACGTTACCGACGCTGGTGTATTCAGTGGATCAGCAACTAGCACTCTTACAATCACTGGTGGTGCTAAGGCAGATCTTGACGGTTATAAGTTCCGTGTTAAGATCACCACTGACGCTGGTGCTGAAGAGGTAGTATCCGCTGCAGCAACACTATCGTTCGCATGATCTAAATGAATTTTGATGAATTGACACCAGACAACTGGTTATTCTTTGCCATTCAAAATTATAACAACCCGTCGTCCGTAACTTATTCGGACTTTGAAGAGGACTTAAAGAGATTTAAGTACATCAAACGACTGCTTAAGAGATACGCGACGACGGGTGAACTCAAAACTCATTTGATTTTAAATCATGTGATTGTACTGTATAATGTGTTTGGTGAAGCAGCGACTCCGCTGCTTTTTTATAAGACGGAGGCAACATACTGGCGTCAAATCACTGCCTTTATGTTGTTTCTAAATAGATTACCACCCAACTTTACTGATGCTGACGAGGAATGTCTAAAGAGTCTGAATCTAATTTGAATGAGATGGCAAACATTGCTGGATCTGGTGAAGGTCTAGCGTTGCCACCTGCTTTTGTCTTTATTAAACCTAAGCAGCATCGTAAGTATAAGAAGGGTAATGATAAAGTTGATGGGCGTACTAAGGGTGCCCGCTCTCTCTTCGACCGTATCCAAAAAAGAAAAATGAAAGAACAAGTAGAATCTCAAATTGATGAGGCAATTGTGTCTGACACAGAGAGGGCACAGAAGCAGATCCAGCAAGGCAAAAAACTAAACCGCCAGAAGGAGATGCAGAACAAGCGTAAGGAAGCAAAGCAAAAACTTACGAACAAAACAAAAGAGATGGACACTCTTATGAAAGCTCGTCTGTCTGACTTCAAAAAGAAGGCATCAGACCAGCAGAAGAAAGTCCAACAAAAAAATTCTTATGAACCAAGTGGTGAAATTATGACTGAAAACCAAGACGTGATCCAAGTTGCACTCGACGTTGCAACTGCTGAACTCAACCCACAGGGTGAAGGTTCCTTTGCAAAGATCCAATTCTCTGATGGTGGAGTACAAAATCGAGACAACTATTCTGCTAAGCGTATTGCTGCATGTTATGCACAACTGGATGATACACACAAGCAACAGTTCCAGTACATGCTAAACAAAGACGCAGCATCTTATCAGTCTGCTCTAGACTTCGCAGTGAGAAATGTCTGATGGCATTCGGTCTTGGTAAATTAGCAGTTTTGGAATCAAAACTCGATATTTATGAAGATCTCTCTAAGGAGATGCTTGACAAACTTGAGAGAGCAGTCACGACTATCTCTGACAATAGCAAAAAAAGTGCTATTGTATTAGAGAGCCATGAAAAGCGTTTGGATGAAGGTGAAAGAT